ATAACCGGACACCGCTGACCAGTCGTCAATTATCTCTTCCCCGGCATAGCGTTCGATGTCGACAAATTCATTTTGCAAATCTGTCGTTGCATTACAATAGTCGGCCATTTAATAGCCTCCGGCAATAACCTGATAAGTTGTATTACTGGACACGACCCCCGGCACAATAGAAGCACTGACAGACCCGGCTGAACCACCAATATAAACAGCTGGCATATAGGCGACCGTTGCGTTCTGGGATATGATTCTAATTTCTAAAAACTCAGCCCAATACCACGGAGTCAAATCGGCAAATGATATAAACTGAGCCGTCCCTGCTGTTTTTTCTGCTGTCGTTATGTAGTCGGTGACAATCGTCCAGCTTGTTTGACTAACCCCGCCGATATTCAGCCGATATTCAACGGTGTCCTGTCTTGCGCTGTTACCGGTCATAGTTGTTGACCAGGATTTATAAGCGTGTGAGCTTTGCCCAATCAGTAAGATCGGGAGCAGTAATAATAATATGGTTTTCATTAGTTCCAAACCTCATGTAATTGTTTCTTGTCAATTTCTAAAGCGGACTTCCGGAATTCTTCATAAAACTTTTTGTAAATCGCTAAAGCTCTCGGATTCAGCCGACCGATACCCTGCTTCTGGCATTCCATTCTTGTCGCCCGCTCTGCATTCGTCCGAATGTTCTCGGCTAATTTTCGCTGCTTATCTGATCTGCTCGGCATATATTACCCATTAGTTTTTCGTACTTTTCCGGTGATTCCACTTTGATCCTATCCAGGACACCATCCCGGAACGATTTGAATAATACATGATCAGCGACCAACTTGCCAACGTGTCCGCATTGAATCCGGGGATCAACCATGATTTTATAATCTGTCAATTCCTTAACCTGCCGCCAGAAATAAACATCTTCGGAAACGTCCCTGATTTTATACTTCCGCTTCAGATCGACGTGCTTTTTCTGTGTATCGTTTTTAATCCCGTCAACCATTTCAACCGTTATCGGATTCTGGCCATAACGAAAGAACTCCGGAAATTCTTCACCCGCTGCAATTTGTTTTTCTGCAATCTGCTTGAAAACCACGGTATCAATCCTGACTGCACCCATGCCAATCATGTCGGCCTGAAAATAGTCATTCTCCGGATAAAATATGATCGGCTTGAACCAGGTAAACCCGGAGTCACCCGTTTCCCGGAAAACTATCGGGTTGTAGGGATTAACTTTTAAATGATACACGCCCGCCGTAATCCGATGTGGTGACTTTAGCATACGAACAAAGAAATCAATCGGGAAAGTCTGATCCATATCGAGCCAGATCGTAGTGTCAAATCCTTCTTCCAATATCGTTGCCACGGCCATATTCCTATTTGCGTCAATCGGGAAAGTTTCCGGATAAAACTTTTTAACGATCTCAATCTCCGGCAATTCACCCATCGACAAGGCATTCTTCAAATAATCTTCAGCCGCTTCTATCGACAGAACGGTTTCTTTCGGAATGTGCGTCAAAGCGACCGGTTTAATTATGGCAACCTTCATTTAATACCCATGCTTTCAAGCTGCGGTTTGAATCCCCGGAATTCTGCTTTCTCTAAAGCCATGAGACCGATATTGATCATGATCGAATCACCCCGGTAAATGAAATACTTTGGATGAACACCCAGGAAATCGGCCACTATTGCGGCCTTGTAATCTTCATTTACAGATGGAGCGGTTTTACCCGCCCCATTGTTGTTTTGTTCTTTCGGCATAAAACCCCTTATGCGGATGTGCTGTACAGCTTGCAAACTGCGGAATCGTAAACAACCCCAGCACTGTCAGCCCAGTTTAGGATCAAGTGATCGACGGCTTCTACACCACGAATTGACTCCAGACCTTTCAATCCTGCATAGGCGTAACCAATACCACGTTTGGAGAAAAGCAAACCATTATAAACGTTTGCCGTTGCATTAACAGTACCCGACCCAATACGGGCAGACTGGAACCATTCGATCCCGTAAAAGTTACCAACACCACTTTTCATTATTTCATCAGTCGCAGGGTTAGCAACCAGAGAAACGCCCGGCGAGAAGATCGACCGAACTGCGTTCCACTGATGCGGATGCAGTACACCGTAAATCTGATCGTCAACTTCATTCTTCTCCAGCAAATTCAAGCCGGTCTGAATGTTGGTCAATGATAAAGCGGCATTTGTTCCACCCGTGCCGGTCGTCCAGTTGGTTGTGGCAGTCAGCACACCAAAAATCAAAGCATCAATGGCCTTGACCTGGGCAACGCCGATTGCATAACCGATATTCTGGGCAAGATTTCCGGCCGTCCGCATAGCAAGATCACCGGTCGGAACATAAACTGCACGCTTTGCAATGGTCAGCGTTGGCATCGCTAAATCCATCTGATGACTGGTTGGTGTGGCCGTCTCAGCTACACCGGTAGAAGCCGAAACTTCTGTAAAACGTGGAAACTCAACAACGTTCCCGGGCAAACCTGAAACATCCTGGAAATTGACCAAAGAACGACCCAAAGACATGTTCTGGTAGATATAATCTACCTGGAGAGTAATTTCTGGTATCAGCTCAGTAACATTGGCTGATCCTGTAAAACCTGCGGCCATATAGCCCCCTTATTTTTTTAGCTTGTTAAGAGCGGCAAGGTAAACCGGCGACGATGCGCCATGTTCTAAGCGTAAAGCATAAACTTCTCTGGCTGTCAATTCTTCAGTCGGATTTTTCCCTTTTCCCCAAATACCAGTTTTCGGCTTATCTTCCCCGGTTATTCTGGTTATTGCGGAAAGCTGCATATCCAACGGCAAGCTCTTGATAATATTTATATCATCTTCGCTGAGTTTTAGCTCTTCGATCTTTTTAGCGACCGATTCCATTGTTTTCTTTTCGATCTCTTCTATTTTGACCTTATAAGCCTTCAACTCTTCTTTTTCTGCTTTCAGCCCTTCGAGTTCTGATTTCAGCTTTTCCTGCTCGCTTAAATCTTTCTCATCCCGCTGCTTTTTTTCCTGGAGCAACTTGTCCAGCGTTTCCTTGGTCTGATCATAGTCGGCATATTTCGCCTTTTCCCGTGCCAGCCTACGCTCAATGATAGCGTCCAAGTCCGCCTGAGAATCAAATACAACTTTACCGCCTTCTGGCGTTTCCGTGGTTTTAGGCTCGTCAGCCATAAATCTACTCCTTAAATTTTTAAATCAATGTTAACTGGTTTTAATTGTTTTGTCAACTGCCTTTTGATTTCTTCACTTATCAGCCCGGAAACCGTCTTTTTCTCTGCCTCTGGAATGTCGCTCATAACATCCCTGCCCCGCATATAGTTCTCCTGGACTATCCCGGCAGCTTCACCATCCCAGCCCAATTCATAAGAATCTTTCGTATACCGCCGGAATCTGAAATTGCTCATCGTCCGCCCGGTTAGAACGAATAGTCTCCGGCTGATCTTATCTGCCCCGGTCTCAAGAGAAACGCCCCTGTATTGTGGCAATCGTTCCCCGGCATCGTTCCGCATATCCGCCTGGAGCATTTCCATATATTTTTTAGAGTATTTCGGCAGCCGGTTCCCCTTCGCCCCGATTCCTTCCCTGGTTACCCGCCGGATAAAGACAGCCATGTGCTTTTTAGCAACTGCCAGCATATTAGCCGGATCGAGTATTTTAATATTTTCCAACATACGGCACCCAATCGTGTCGGCAATTCCAGCCGCCCCTGGTTATGTAATTAACTTCAGACGCTGCGATCTGTTCCTTTGTCCAGCCGGTTTCTTGATTAGGACTGTTTAAAGTATGCTCGCAAGCTGGCCTGGTTTTATTATCCAAAGCACCGATATAAACAAAACGATCAATCCCGGCGGTTTCGTACATTCCCGCTTTGATCACCGCATCCGCTGTTCTTATCCCTGTCTGAATCTCTGTGCCGATGTTCCTGGCCAATCCTTCCATTTCTTCCGTCAACTTAGCCGTGATTTGTGCTGCTGTATCACCCTGCAGTCTGGATTCGATCATTATTTTTCTGACCGATGCGATGGACTGGTTAATACTTCCACCGAGTGAATCAAGATTTGCCGTCTGTATAGCATCGTAGTTTGCAATGTTCTCCGGTGTTAATAAAAACTTAAACCCTATTTCTCCGGCTATCTCTTTATTCAGATTTATAAAAACGGTATGCTGTTCCAGAAATTTCTCCGGCACTTCAGAAAACAATCCGAACGCTTCCCGGATCGCAGCATCGCTAAAATCGCCCTGCTGATATAATTCCAATAGCACCCGCTGGGTTTCCCATGTCAACGTTTTAAACTCCCGGTCGAAGTCATCAATAACGGATTCAATGACCGAATCCTTTTGCTGGATTATACTTTTAAGGCTCATTTGCTCCGCCTATGTTCCGGGCTAAACTCTCCCCGAAATTACCAAATCGCTGGTTTACCCGCTTATTTGATTCCCAAAT